CCATTTGCTTTTTTTTCTCCTTGTTTGCCTGAGCAAACGAGACCGCAGTTGTAACAGCTGTAATAGCAACTCCTGCAATTGATGTAATTAGTCCTGCCATTGCAATTGTTTATTTAAAATTATGTGCTCAGGCAGATCCATATAGTTCTCTGTATAAATATCTTTCTCTGCCTCTTCTACTGTCTTCTTATCAGTACCATATACACAAACCCAAACACAATCCTCGTGCATATATGCAACTCTTTGTGTTCCTAATTCTGTTTGTACTACCATAGGTGCTTTTATTCTTTTTATTTCTCCGTTATCCATCAGTATGGTCATATCTCCCTTCATAAAAAAAGAAGGATGATTTGTCAAGTGTATAAAGCTTACCACTAAAGAACCCTTTGGCATAAATATTTCCCGTGTATATAAACCATCTTTTATGTGGTGTGTGACAGGAAATAATTCTTGCATCTCATCAGTATGATGAGACACGGATCCATTAATGTTTTGCAGGTTTTCTTTAAAATCAGCAATTGCCTCCCATAGGATTCCTCTATTAACATCAATTAACTTTAGAAGATGTTCAGCAGTATTTTTCTTTTTCTTAAATAAACTTAATATACCCATATATTATACAAAGATAATGTTTTTTATGGGAAAGATTTCATAACTTCTGACTCAACAGCAAATAGTTCTGTCTTGTTTGTATTTGTGTTTGTAATATCAAATACACAGTAGTGCCCTAACACACCATGGGATTCAGATACTGAGTTCTTTATGTATAAGAAATACGCATCGTTTATAGGAATAGGTATAGTTGTTGGAGCTGGTACAATCGCTGGGATAAACGTATTCCCATCAGTATTTATAACTATCTCATTTATACCTGCTCTAAGATTTACATTAACTGCTGTAATTTGACCAGCTAGTGACGGAGAGTCATAGTTTGGTGGCAATGAAAAGTACATCATATCACCAACACTTATAATGTTCCCTATGTTGATATTTGTTGAAAATGATATAGTTGCTGTGTTTACACCAAATGTAACTAACGTACTTCTACTAATACCATTTAATGATCGCAGTACGTACTCAGATGTTTGCGATGGAACTGTTCCAATATTACGCACAAAGCCATACCATGACTGCTCCTTTTTCTCAAACCAACCTGCATCTATAAATCCTGAGTCTTGAATATCAGTAATTAAATTAGCCTGCCAAGAATGATCACCTTCAAGATTTACTGTTTTAAATAACTTATTCTCTAAAGGTAAGTCGTTAAATACACTTTTTACACTTGAACTATACTGAACTCCATAGAAGTTATTCCTTACGTTGTTTGTGTTGTGCCTATATAAATTACCACCCTTAAAAGTATAAAAGTAGTTATTCATACCTATCATCCAATCGGGATTATAAGAATAGAAAGATGGAAAACCCTGCGCCCATTCCGAATATGTTAATGTATAATCTGCCATTTTGTTTTATTTATATACAATCTCCCGTACTAATTACTACTCCATTTTGAACCTTCATATATTCACCTCCACCACTGCCAACACCCAGGTAATAGTACCCATCTGCTAAAGGATATTGACCGTTTGGATCTGAAAATACCCAATGTTCCAAGTCTGGCACACCATACGGATCACTATCACTAATTGGAACATTATAAGCAGTATTAACCAACGGCAGACCGCATAATCCCTGCGTTGGATTTGGATCTGGTGGAGATGGATATGTGTTAGAAACCTGGAAACCAGTCAATACTATTGGACAAGTTACTTGCAACTGAAATGAACTAGTTGTTCCGCACAGACTTGCAACTTGAAATTTCAACACATCTGGCAATAGACTTGTTTTTGGTATTACCATTGCAAAAGCCATAGTTCTAGTTGCAACATCTCCACTAGCAACTGATATTGATTCAGTAGCCCCT